TTTTAGGAACCCATAACTTTTCATTACCCTTGTTGTGATATCTTGCCATTACGAACAACAAGTCTGAAAGCCTGTTTAGATACTTTGCAATATTAGGGTTTATGCCTTCTATTTTCCAAACCTGACGCTCTGATCTTCTAACAACAGTTCTTGCATTATGAATAGCCCCAGTAGGTAAGACAAAAGAATGAAGTGGCTCTAAATGTTCGTTATAGTCATCAATAATATTTTCTAAGTGAGTAATTCTTGCTTCTGATATTACGATTGTTGTAGCACCAGAAAGTTCTGCCCCTAGATCAAATAGATCGTTTTGTATTCTATCTATAATGTCATTATGAAAATCAGTTGCCATTCCTATAGCAGAGTTTGCTTCATCTACCGCTCCTATTGCTTCAATTAAGTCGCTGCTCTTATCTATTCGCTCATTAGTGGCGGTAGAGGTTTTTCCATCATCACCAGTTTTTGTATAAATACGAGTTAAGTGAACCATTAGTGTCCCGTCAAAGAACGCCAAATATCAATAGTAATATTGTTTGCCATGTACAGTGCTGCAAGATTTATAGTTAATTGAACTATATAATCAGCAGTTCTAGATTTTCTTTTTTGTATAGGAAACTGCACTACGTTATTGAATTTTTTATATGCAACTTTCATGGAAACTTTAACTCTCCTTTAGGACCAGTCCAAACCAATCCAACTGAGTCTCCTGAATTTAAATATTGTTGATCTACTGCAAGTTGTCCCCATCCCCACTCTTTTCTAGGAAACGGAATAACTTGTTTTTCTTTTATTATGATTGCCCAATATGCTTCTGCGGGTGGCATAACTTCACAAGACTCTACCTTTTCATCTGGCACCCCATTAACTCTACAAACTACTCCTAGTCCATATTTCTTGGTACCTTCTATTTTAAGATTGGCTTGTTTTAAAACATCTAAAGCAAGAATGCTGCTAGATGATTCTACACATTTTTCTAACTTTGTTTGATTATCTAAAACTCCATAATCAACATAAAGGTTTATGCAGTTATCTTTTGGTTTATCTATAGAAAACAGCACTGCTGCAACTGCTATAAAAATTCCTAATGATGCTAATATTTTTTTCATTTATACCCCCTAGTATAGTTTGATTTCACAAGCGTCTGTGCTGCAATAAGCCTCACCCTGTGCTTCCAGATTTTCTACGCCATCATAAATTGCAGACCAATCAATTTTTGCAATTTTGCCTACGTAAGAATTATATTCTTCTCTTGTAATATTGTTGTATGGTTGTTGCGGAAATGTTTCATTACCCATAGGTAAAAACGAAACAGCCTTTAACTCACCTTCATAAAGATGAAGGGCTGGAGCCACATGCTTCTTTTCTGTTTCTTTATCAAAAGACAGAGTTACAGAAACTCCATTATCAGACCAATACTTTTGAGCAGTTGCTGCCAAACCAATTTTTTCAAAAAGACTTACATCCTTTTCAGAGCGGGGATGTCCAGATGCTACTGGGAAGTAGACTACTGAAGTGTTAGCAGAAACTAAGTCTGCTTCAACTTTATACCCTGCTGCTTTAAATAAATGAAGCATTGGGTCTGTATTTCCAAACCTTATAGCACGTAGATAAAATGCTCCTCCTGGACCCCAATGAACTCCTGGTGTTGCACCAGATAGTAGTGACACAGAGCCTGAAGGTTTGACGGTAGTTACACGAATTGATTCACGTACACACAACCATTCTGAGTATGAATGATCGTATGCTTTAATTTTTTTATACCCTTCGTCCATCCATTCACGAACTGCTGGCATACCCTTTGTATCTGCAAAAGATGCAATACCAGTTAAAGATGTTCCAATACGACGATTACGTTGCATAATGCCATTTGTGGTTTGCCAATGTGTTGGCATCAGGGTTACAGTCTTTCCATATAGATACGCAAACTTTAGTGTACGAAGAAAATCTTCTTTATCTTCATGACGATTTAAATGAACTTCTACTAGCGTACACAGTTCGTATGATTCTAGTGGTTGCTCTGCACATGGATTAAAACCCATTACACGATAATCTTTTCCATCTGGTGCATCTGCAAGTCTTCCATAATTACGAGCAACATCAAGCCAAATAAATCCTGGCTCTCCATTGTCTGCAATTAAGTCAACATAATCTTCATAGTTTGTTCCAACCTCTGCAGCAATAGAGTTGTTAGACATCCAAGCCCATCCTGGATTTTTTGGATCATAAGAATTACGCTCTGGGAAAACTTCTGCATTTTTTAAATTACTAAAATCTTTGTCTTCTGCATTTCCTAAAGCGAGGGTAGCAGAACGACGAACATTACCAGAAACAACGCAGGTACCTATAAGATTAATAATATCCACAATTGCACGAGAATCAAACTTGTCTCCTGCTCTAGATCCCACAATCTTTGTAATTCGGTTATGTAAATCCATTAATGGTCCTGGACCACTGGCTACCCCGCCAAAACCTTTAATAGGTGCCCCCAAAGGTCTAATAAGGCTATATTCAAACTGCTGTATAGGCTGGTTTGGACGAAGATATGAATTTATTAATAATCTTACAGACTCAACCCATCCTTCTCTAGTATCAGGAATTTCATATATTGAGGGTGGTTCTGTTGGAGCATAAATTAACATTTCTTTTTCTTGTCCTAGAGTATCAAAGCCTACGCCTATACCCAACATTAATGCATCCATAACCCATGCAAACAAGGCTCCTGGATCATTACGATCAATATCACGAGTAGATACCATTGCACAGTTTTGCAAGGCAGCAGAGTTGCGTTTATCCATAGTCATAGGGGTTCCAAATGCCCATAGGCCACGACCTGGTGGAGTCCACTTTAATTCAAACATTCTTTGAAAGGCTTCTTGAGCAGACTTTTGAGCCTTGTTATCATTCCAAGGTAAACGATTTTCTTTAGCATGGTTTTTTTGAACTGAATACATGCCCTCAATTACACGCTTACAAACCTCATACCATCTTTCTTTTGTACCGTCTTCTTTCATACGTGAATAAGTGCGTATAAAAGTTACCTCACCAAGAGAGTTTGATCCAGCGTCTGAGAATCCAAATGGGGGTGGAGTGTCTTTGTATTTTGCTACGAAGTCTTCTAATAAACGAAAAGAAAAGGTATCTGACATAAAATTTCCAACTTTCTAATAAAAAATATGATAAGTACTTTAAGAATTATAAAGTAGTGTTAAGTATATCATAAGTTTAAAAAGAAAAACACGCTTGTTTAAGGCGTGTAAATCTTTAGTTTAGAGTTAGTGCTTTAATTTTTAAAAAGTGTTAATAAAAAATTAAGTTAGTACTTTTATTTTAAATAAGTACTATGCACCAATTAGCATAAATTCGCTAAATGCTGCTCCGCCACCTGATGTTGCCCAAGATAAGTTTCCAGAGCCATCTGTTGACAATGCTTGTCCTGCTGTTCCGTCTGCTGCAGGAAGTACCCAAACCTTATTTGCTGCAACAGTTCCTGGAGATTTAAAACCAACATAGTGGCTTGAATCTGTATCTGCTAATCTAAGTTCTTTAGTAGCAGAAAGGAATAGGTGTTCTGAAGACGTCCATGAGTCTGTAGAGTCTACCCAGTTAAAGGTTTTATCTGTTGCGCCCTTTAATGTTATACCGCCACCATCTGCAGTTGTATCTGTAGGTGTTTCAACATCTCCAAGAGTAATATTCTTATCATCTACTGCAAGAGTAGTTGAGTTAATTGTTGTGGTTGTTCCGTTAACTGTTAAGTTGCCTGAAAGTGTTAAGTCTGTTCCTGATACCGCTCCAGTAAATGTTGCTCCAGATAGGGCTGCTACGTTTGCTGCTAAAGCAACTGTTCCTGTAGCATCTGGGAAGGTTATTGTTCTATCGGCAGTTGGATCTGTAATGGTAAATGTTGTTTCATGATCATTTGCAGTAGCGCCTTCAAATACAATTGAGCCATCATTAAATACTGCTCCAGTAATTACTGGGCTAGTTAAAGTTTTGTTTGTAAGTGTTTGCGTTCCACTTTCTGTAACAACTCCTGCTGGAATGTCTGTGGTAAGTGCAATAGTTCCAGTTGATGTTGGAAGAGTTAATGTTCCTGAATTTGTAATTGTTGATATTACAGGGCTTGTTAAAGTTTTGTTTGTAAGGGTTTCAGAACCGTCTAGAGATACTAAATTAGCATCAGTTACAGCAGTGTTAAATTCAGCCAAGGTTCCTGAAACTGTGTTTGAACCAAATGCAATAGTTTTATTAGTTAATGTTTGAGTTGCACTATCAAGAACAATTGTTCCTGTAGCATCTGGAAAAGTTGCTGTACGATCTGCTGTTGGATCACCTGCAGAAATTGTAAGTTCGTGATCGTTTGCTGTAGAACCTTCCATTACGATTGTTGAAGTAAATACTCCAATATTTGTAATGTCTGAAAGGTTACCAGTTGTAATAACTGTACCAGTAACATCTGGAATAGTAATTGTACGGTCAGCAGTTGGGTCTGTTATTGCAAGAGTTGTTTCAAAATCGTTAGCAGTAGCACCTTCAAAAGTAATGCTTGAGCCAAAAGCGGGATTTACAGTAGAGTTAATGTCGGCAAAATAATCTATGTTTGCCCAGTGATTTGTTCCATCACCAATTTTAAATTTATTTGTGTCTGATTCCCAACCCATTTCACCAGCATTTAATACTGGGTTTGCTGATGTCCATTGCGCTGCAGTACCTCTGCGTTGCTGCATTCTGGTTGCCATTTATGACTCCTTATACTTAGTTATATTATAACAGATAATTAGTTAAAATTATCTATTGCTGTTCCGCCATCAAACGTTGCTTCAAACTCTGAAGTGTTGTATAGTCCTGCACTTACTAAAACTCCAGGTTCGTTGTATGCTCCACCACTAATAAACGTACTAACAATCAAACCAGTTCCATCAATAGCAGTATCGTGAATGTGATCTTGTAATGTTTCTGCATCTTCAAGTGTTGCAATTGCAACCCATTGCCCACTATAGTAAACGTGTACACGTTCTGTTAAAGTGTCAAACCACAAATTTCCATTTACTGGAGATACTGGTTGTGTTGTTCCAACAGTTGGTGATCCTACTGCAGTATCTACATATAGTTTTGTTGCTGCATGTGTATTTTCAGTAGGGGTGGCAACTGTGACTGTTGATCCAAAGATTCCGCCTTCGGCTACATTAATGCCGTGCTTTACTCTGAAGTCTTTATTTACAGTTGCCATGATTTAGCCCCTATCTTAATTATGCTTCAATATATGTTTTGTGTACTTTAACAACAGTATCTGATGCAGCACCAGTTACTAAAAGACGAACATTTCCACCACTATAATCAGCATCTGTCGTTCCTAGGACTGCATTGCTAATTACATCTGCATACTCTGTTAAGTAAACATTGTTTGATCCGTCAACAGTAACTAAAACTTCAATTACTTCAATGTCTCCCGCTTTTTTCATCTGAACAATATATTTTGCAGATGAATAAGTGGTTGCTGACCATGAATCAATCACTGTTGCTGATGTTGATGCGGTAGCAGTGGCAGTTCCAAGTAATGCATCTGTAAGAGTTACAGATCCAACTGTTACACCACTAAATGTTGGTGTTGCTGTTGAGTGAATATCTTGTGGTGTAGATAATGTAATTGCACCAGTTGATGCGCTTGCAGTAATTTGGTTTGCTGTACCAGTGATTGAAAGTACGCCATCGTTTGTAACTGCATCACCAGTAATACTAATACCAGTTCCAGCGGTAACGTTTAATGTATTTCCTGTCTTAGAAAGACCATCGCCAGCAACTACTTGTCCTAAACCAGTAAACTGAGTAAAGACAAGGGCTGTGGTTCCAACTGTAATTGCGCCATCGTTAGTTAATACGTAACCTTGATCAGCGTTAGCAGTTCCTTCTTCTACGAATACCGCAAAATTTGAAGTAAGTTCTGCGCCTGTATCTGCATCTGTAGAACGAGTTGGTGCTCCAGAGGCTGCTACTACATAAATACCGTTTTCTGAACCAGTTGATTGGTTTTTAACAAGAATGCGATTTCCAGTTGCAAGAGTTACTCCATCAAGAGTGTCTCCGTTTTCTAGATCAGATGCAAGAGTTACGTTAGTAGTTGTTGCTGCACGTACTGATGCTTTCCAGTCAATTCCTTGAACAGCAGAATCTACATATCCTTTGGTTGTTGCATCTGTTGCATCTGTTGGAGTTCCAAGACCTGTAATTTTGTTTGTGCCCATTGCAATTGCACCAGTCATGGTACCACCAGCAAGTGCTAATACGTTTTCAGAAAACGCTACAGTTCCACCTGCATCAGGGAATGTTACGGTTCTGTCTGCAGTCGGATCAGTGAAAGACAAGGTAGTCTCATGAGCATCTGCTGTGGCACCCTCTACAACAATTGAACCATCTGTAATAGTTAAACCAGATACTAGTGGTGATGTAAGTGTCTTGTTTGTAAGGGTTTGTGAGTTTGTTGTTCCAACTACTGCACCAGTTGCACCGTGTGCCTCTGTTGCTCCTGTGTGTGTTGTAAGGTCTCCAGAAGAGGCCTTGTCATTTAATTGTGTTTGGATTGCTGATGTAACACCATCTACATAGTTAAGTTCTGCAGCGGTTGCAGTAATTGATGTACCAGCAATTTGTAAAGTTGTAGCATTCACTTCTCCTGCTGCACCATAAATAACTGCTTTACCATTTGCAATAGTTCCTGCTGTTGATCCATCTATTAAGTTAATTTCTGTAGCAGTTGCGGTAACAGCAACATCTTCATTAATTTTTGGTGAAGTAAGAGTTTTATTTGTTAGTGTATCTGTTGTGTCACGAAGAACAACCTGTCCAGTTGCATTTGGTAATGTTATTGTACGATCTGCTGTCGGATCTTCTACCTGTAATACTGTTTCGTAATCATTAGCAGTGGTACCTTCAAATGAAACGCTTGCTTGAAATACTCCAACTGGTTGTGTTTCTTTCCAGGCAATTCCATTTGTTGCTTGATCGTCTGCTGTAAGCACATAGTTATTTGTTCCAACTGCTAGACGAGTTACTGCATCTGCACCAGATGCAACTAGTAAATCACCTTTTGCATCTACTAATGCTTCTGTTAATATATCGTGGTTGTTTACAGTTGCGGTTGAACCTTCAACTATAAGTCCCGATTTTACTCTAAAATCTTTTACTACGGTTGCCATCTTTTATCTCCTTGGTTAGGCCTTTAATCCCATACGCATGTAGCGTAGAGTTATAGGTGTACTTCCCCCCACAGGAACTACAGTTAATGAAACTGTATCTCCAGCCTTTGAAACAGAGATGGTGCCAATATTCCCATCATTTTCAATAGTGCCATATTGACTAACAGATACATCTGATCCGTCATTCAATATCGTTAATTCTGTAACGGCGTACTTGTTAGCACCGCCTGCTACATATTTGAGTGAAATCATATATTTCATTGATCTAAACTCACTTGATGCAAAACTATCAAAAACAGTTGAGTTTTCAATTCCATTAATTGTTAACTCGTTATTGCCATCTGAACCAAGATCGGTAGACCTAGCAGAAGTACTATCAATTAAATCTACATAGTTTTCTTGCGTTGGTCTATCGCCAGTTTGAAATAATGCTTTAACGTTGTTGGTTGATATCTTTGCCATACCGCAATTATATCATTATATGTTAAAGTATATAATTAGAAAAACCAATTATTTGAATACCAATTCCAGGGGGATTTGCTGGATCATACCCCTCAATGCCAATGTTTGTAAGTGTAAGTCTAAAAGGTAAAACTGATGATGGTGTAATAATTTTTGCATAATCTACTTTTTGAAAATTTGACGGTATCGGCTTTAAGTCAGAAACTGCGACGGTATTGGTCAATGTAGCAATAGCAAGAACTGCACCTAAAGCAGCATTAGATGCTGTTGAGTTAAAAGGTTTTATGTTAGAAAGGGTTTTTATTGGTTTTATATCTTGAATAGAAACGGGGTTTGATATATTGCTAATGGTTGTTGTAGCCATTATTATGACTCCTGGTCTGTAACTTCACCTATCATTGTCATTTCACCTTGACATACCGTCCAAACACGAGTAGCATCAGATAACTGAACATCAAATACGTCACCAGTTCTTAATTGCTTAGATTGCTCTGGTGACAGGGTTACTGTAAATTCTCCTGGATCATCAAACTCTGTTGCATATGGAGTTAATGTAAATAATAAATCAGCACTGTTGGGCAAAGTGTATCGCCTAAAATCTGCGTGAATATCCCAGCCAGTAACATCTCCGCTTTCATCGTTTGTATAGTCTAATTCATTTCCAAGATCATCTTCTACATAAATTCTAAAAGAAGCGCTGTCTCCTATAACTACCGTCCAATTTACAAGTGGTGGTATATTTCCAAGATTATATGTGGCAGGCGCAGTAGGCTGCGGATTCATTGCTGATTCGTTGGGATTGCGATATTGTGCTGGCATGATTACATCATTATACCACTAACTAATAATAAAATTAAAAATATTTTTTATTTTTGTGCGGGTATTTGACTTAAAAGGTCAAACAATGGTATAATTAATGTATGCTACCTACTTGGTAGCATTTGTTCTCTAGGAGGTAATTTACAATGAGAGAATCTAATGCTTGGCTAGGGGTATTTACGTTAGTTATTTGCAGTACCGTTTTTGTGGGTACAGCAAAGGCTACAAACGAAAACAACTTACTAATTAAAGAGTCCGTTAAGTCTGCCACCCAAAAGGTGGCCTTTTTGGTTTCTAAAGACAAAAAATTAGAAAAGTATGAAAATGCTCATAATTTAACTGATGAGCAACTGGTAGATATGTTACGTTATGTGGGGTTTGAGGGTAACGCTTTAAGATCTGCTTGTGCTATTGCAAAGGCAGAGTCTAATGGTCGTCCTCTCGCTTTTAATGGTAATGTAAAAACTGGAGATAACTCTTATGGTGTATTTCAAATAAATATGCTTGGAGGGTTAGGGTCAGATCGTAGAGAGAAGTTTGAGTTAGACTCAAATGCTGAGTTATTAAACCCAGTAGTCAACGCACAAATTGCTCTTCACATGACTAAGGGTGGAAAAGACTGGTCTGCATGGAGTTCCGTAAATGGAAAAAGGTATCAAGAATGGTACAACAAGTATCCTTGCAAATAATACTTTAAATAAAAATACCCCCATTGGATTTCTCCTTTGGGGGTTTATTTTTTTTATATTAAATTATTCAGCACGAGGAATTAACGGTGGTCCTGGATCTTCAATAGTTTCTGGTGTTGTTTCAACAAGTGGAGCAAATGATCCTTCAGAATATAGATATCCAATTTCAACAAATGCATCTATTGGTAACAAGACACAATAACAAGAAGTTAAAGACTCTGCATCCTCTAAAGATGAACAAACTATAATATTTGAAACTATAGAGTTGTCATCTAATACTGCATATTTTTTCATTTTTCTTCTCCTTAAATGTAAATGTGTACAATTCCTGATAATCCAGCAGTTCCTGAATTTCCGTTAGCATATCTGCTACCTCCACTTCCACCAGTAGATGATGTTGAGGCACCTGTACTTTGAGTGAGAATTGTTTTGGTTTTAGTAATTGCTCCGCTAGGTGATAACGATGTTAAAGTAGTTATGCCACTTGCTGTTGCGTTAGTGCCCGTAGCGCCAGTGGAGCCACTGTAACGATATCCAAATCCAGGATTTCCTCCAGCACCACCTTGAGCACCAGTTACAACCAGAGCGCCTCCATCAAATGTTGTGCTACCACCTGTTGCGCCAGTACTACCAGCCTGTGGACTATATCTACTACCAGTTGTTGCGCCACCACCACCTGCTCCTCCTGCACCTATTACAACTGCATGAGTTGCACCTGGAATAACTTCAACAAAAGATCCTGCTACGATACCTGTAGAACCTCCTCCTGTCCCATTACCATTTGGTCCCCCTCTTCCTCCGCCGCCACCGCCACCTGTAGAACTATGAATGCTAACAAAAGCAACGGTACAACCAGCAGGTGCTATAAAGTTTCCACTAGCAGTAAAAGTTTGAACATGTCTTAACAATGATCCTGGATTAACATTAATTGCCATTATGAGTTCTCCGATCCGAATAGATTAAATGAGCATTTTCCATTTGAGTCATATATCGTTATAACATCTGTTGATGCTAAAGTAATTCCAATTGTAAAAACTTGACTTTGAAAAGGATTAACTCCATTTCCATAGAGTATGTAATGTTTGTTTTCAAGTGTTTCTCCAGCAGGTCTGATTGCAACCCGAACATCAGTTACATCTGCAGTTATATTATTTACAACTAAAGAAGACACTACTGCGTAATTGCCAGAACCAGTTGGAACGGTATATAACGTTGTTGCCGTGCCTGCTGCAGGTTTTGATTGACCTAGAACTTTATAACTTACGGCCATCTATGCTCCCATCATGAGTATTACTTGGGTCATAGCATCTGGTGCTTGTTCCCATGAAGATATTGTACCATTACTTTTTAAGACCTTATCTGTTTGTCCAACTGGAGATGGAAGAACTGTTGTCCAACTACCGCCAATATAAACCTGTATTTCATTTATTGTTGTTCCCCCAGAATTTTGTCTAATTAAACATGTTGTGCCAGCAGTAGGGGATGGAATTGCTGCATCTCTGGCTGCTGGATTAAGAAAGTTATTAGTTCCTTTTTTTGCAACAGATGCTTCTGCAGTTGTAAAATTAGAAAGGTGTGTGTGTAGTCCAGTCCATTCAAATGTTCCAGAGATATCAGTCTTTCCAGAAACCTGATACCAAGTGTCATCTGCTGCGTTATATACGTAGGCTGCTTTGCCGTCTGAATCAAATACTGTAGGCATTAGACCACCTGATCAAAACTGCTAGTGTCGGCATTGTAAACATACATTTCAATTGGAGTTGATCCTTTTTTAATCCATATAAGTCCATTTGCTAAATTTGTTGATGGAGCAGTTGTTGTATAAACTGATGTTGCAGCAAAGTATCCAACTCCAGCAGAAGAATCTTTGTCTAACCATATGTATCCATTTGGAATTGTATTAGAAAATGCTGTAAATGCTGCTGCGGTTGGTGCTGTTGTTGTTGCTCTTGATATATCTCTTGCTGCAACTTCTAGAGCAGCCTTTGTATCAATTTGATCTTGTAAATTGTTAATTGTATAAGCAATAGATGGATTTAAAAGGTTTTCTGGATCATCCTCTGCGGTATCAAAATCATAAGAGCCATAGTGATATGCTTTTAAAGCATCTTGAATGTTAGCATCATCAATTAATGCTGGAATTTTAGTTGGTACTAAGTTTCCTATATTTTCTACAGCCATTGGGTCACCTCTTTAAAGATTATACCATTTTTATATCAAACTATAGATATAAATAGGTGTACAGTTTTGCTTCCAGTAAGTGCTGACCAACTACCGCCACTATATTGAACGGCATCAAAGTTTATAACTAAGTTTGTTCCAGCCCCTGCTAATGCAGGTATTTCCATTGCTGATGCAATTGGATTTGCCCCTTCAATTCTAAATTGAACATTGAAATTTGAAGCGGTAAGTGGTGAACCGCTAACTGTCACTATATTTGATATTGGAATAGTTATTGATCCTGCACCAGATGTAAAAGAAATTGTTTCTACAGAGGAGTAAATTGCTGGACTTACTTTTAAAACCTGAACCCAAGTATTTGCACCAGCCTGAGAAATATATTGATACATATATCCATAATTTTCTCCTGGAGCGGTATTAATATACATATCGTTTAAAATTAAAGTATTTCCAAATAAAACACCACTTGCTGTTAGTGCATTAGGTTCCCCAGAACCAACAATAAATTTACTACCACGAACTCCTTGTGGTCCAATATCAACTAATAAGTCAATTGACTCTGGTGGCCCTATAACAACAACATCATCGGTATTAAGTAATACGTCAACCATTATGAATCATCTGCTCCAGAAATATCATCTGTTACCGTTACAGTCCCCGTTAAAAGTGTATAAACTAATGTTGCACCAGAATCTATTTGAACATCATAGACATAATTTCCAGCAGTTAGTTCTTCTCCTGCACCTGGTAGGATCGTGCAAGTTACAGTGTCTGCAGAACCATCAACAACGGCCTGCATTTCGTACTGAGTTTTACCTTCTCCTCTTGCATTAGCAACAAAAAAGTTTGCGCTGTATCCTGTTAAATCAAAAGCCCCACCGTTTGCAGTTTTTGGACGGATTACAAATTCATACCTATCACCACGGTAGTAATTAAAATTATATGTGCCTGGAAATGCCATTAGTCCTCCTGTAACATTATACCACTATGATACCGATATATATATGCCTTTTAACATAAAAGAACTTTCATTGTCGGTCCTAATTTGTGGTTGACCACCATAGTTTTTAATTTTGTCGCTATTGATAAAAATGGTTTGACAATGTGATATATCGTATGAATACTGATATTTAAGTAAGCCCACATACCCTATCGGAGAAACCTCTTCTTCTCTCAAAAGAGTTCTTATCCAAACCTCTGTATTCGGAACATATGTCTCTAAAGAAAAGTCATATCTAATATCTACTTTTGCACCAACTTTTAAAGTTTTTAAATTTATGTTTCTTGCTGTTTCATTCAATAGAGAAACTGATCGGTTTGGCAAATAAGATTCAATAGTTTTTGATTCATCAATATTTAAGAAAAAACTAACCCAACCATCATCTCCCCTTTCTGGACCAGCCCTATATGTTTGTATGCTTTTGTTTGAGTAATATGCCCATCCAGGATATTGGCCAGATGGGCTGTCATATCCATCCCCTGCTTTTCCTGGCTCACCACGTTCACCTTGTGGTCCTTGTTTTCCTATATCACCCCTATCGCCCTTATCACCTTTTGGTCCTTGTGGTCCAGGAAGTCCTTGTGGCCCTGTATCACCTTTTTCTCCAGTAATTCCAGGTACAGCAATATATTCTGTAGTTTTGACTTCTTGGATAGTTTCTAGATATTTTTTCTTTTTAGGAAAGTCCATGCTTTTAGCCATGACTGAAGCCTATTACTTTATTTTAGTTTTAAATATTTTTTTGCCAATTTTTATTACTGGCGGAAGTAGAGGTGTAGGGTTGGATACTTTTACGATTGGCATTATAGTCCTGGGGTCATATCACTTAAAACGCAAATAGTTCCTATAACTGGTGTCCAGACGGTATCTGCATTTGGTCCGCTGCCACCTTCTATAATTACCTCAAGATCAAATCTTAATTCTGCTGCTACTTGCTTATACCCTGTTCCCCAGTCTTCAGTAATTGACGCTGGAGCGGTAATGGTGACTTCATTGTCATCAACAGTTACGGTTAAATTATCTAACACATCTCCCATTGGATCATAGGCCGTTGCTCTAAAGGTCCACTCGTCGCAGTCAAATGGTGTTATTTCATCGTCTTCTAAAAACTGTACAAGCAGGGTTGCTGTGTCTCCACGGACTACGGTCCATTGAATATTTGCTGGCGAGGCGCCATATTTTTCTATTGTAGGAGCACACATGATAATTGATTATACCATTAAATAAAACTGGACACCTAGACGCAGTGGGGTGGGGGGT